TCGGACATTATCTAATGTGACTTTACTAACAGTTTCTCCATAATTAAGCAGGTATGGTCTTAATTCCTGAGCTCTTACATCGGTAACTGGTTTGTTAAGGGTTTCTAAAAATTTCTCAAGTGTGGATCTGTAATAGACTAAAGTGTTTATGCTTCGGCCTTCCAGTTTTTTAGCATCAATAAAATCATTCAATAATCTTTCATTCTCTCTTTTCGCATCTTCTAAAATAGGTTTTTCTTGGGTTATGATGTCCACTTTTTCTAATTCATGAATCAGAACCTTGTTTAATTCGCTTAATTGTTTCTGATTACAGTATTTGCTCATTTTTTCTGTAACCCGATAAATGATTTCTGCTTTGGATTCGGGAACATCTAATGGTGGAACATATCCCATGTTGTTATTGTAATCTAATAATGTATCGTACATACAAACTCCTCCCACTAGATTAATGTGGTCTGTTTTGTTTTGTCCATAGCCTTCTCAACAACAGGCCGCTCCTCTTCTTTCACAGTAACAACATCCTGCTTGGTGTTGTGCCCTATGAATACTTGACTTTCCCTCCAACTGCTGCATTGATAGACAGTGAAAGGTCTGCCCAGGTCAATAAATTCATTGACCTTGAAACCGGTGAAAAACTCAAGGCTCAAACTGTTCATGTGGCATACGCTGCCTTTAACACCATGCAGGAGGAAATTTATAACACTCATCTTCACGCTTGTGCTATCCAAATCCCAGCCAAAGCACAGGTCATAAGGTCTTTGAGTATGGTGGGATAATAAGGTTCTGCTGCTTCCACAGGCACAATCATAAACACACTTGACATCTTCCACAGGGTTTTCTTCATCATCCACAAGCCGGGTCATTAATCTTGTCACATCCATGGGTGTGAAGAATTGTCCAGTTGTCCCGGCCTTGTATTTTGATTGTACAATGTCCTCGTAGAATGTGCCAAGCCCATCAAAGAAGGGTCTGTGCTCTAATTCATCCCGGGTCCAAAGGACAAGTTCCCTGAACATGTTATAGAAATACTCATACTCTTTATCCTTGTAGTTCTTGCAATTGAATAGCTTGGTGTCAGGGTTGATAGTGAACAGGTCTATAGTGTAATCAAGGAAATCATTGAACACTATGCTCACTTCATGAGAGTATGTGAGCTTGTTGAATTCCTTTTCAAATTCTTTTTCTCCCATCATTACTCCTCCTTATACTTGATTATACAATACCTACACCATTGGCAAAATCCTTCTCCAAGGATGCAATAATCAGCTTCACTCATATTAATCTCCTCTGTGCTTTCGCTTCGCTTATTCTTTTTTCTGCTATTTCGTAGTATTTCGGTTCTAATTCTATGCCAATAAAATTACGATTGGTTTCCATACAAGCGACACCAGTCGAACCACTACCCATTGTAAAGTCTAATACTGTATCTCCAACATCAGAATATGTCAATATTAAATCTTTCAACAAAGGAACAGGTTTTTCAGTAGGGTGATAATGATTATAACTTTTAGGGTACTCTAAAACATTTGATTTATATTTTTTATCACCCTTTAAATTGAATTTAGACTTGAATTTAGACTTGAATTTAAAGTTAATCTCTTCAAGTTCACTATAACTTTTAAAACAAGGCAACTTATCAATATTGAACACACTAATTAATTCATTATAAGTGTTTTCAGTACATAATGAAAATTGGCTACTTTCCACCCTATAAAAAAAGTGTTCGGCTCTCCTATGACCTAATCTTCTTTCAATATCTTTATATGAAACTCCCATCTCATTTAATAATTGTTGGGCATAAATCCTTAATGGGTGTTTATTATCACTATCCCATCTTTTACGAAAAACACTCAAATCTTCAACATAAGAAACGGGTGCGGATTTGCTATTGAAAGGATTAGCGAAATGGTCTTTAAACCAGTATAATGGGTAAATAAAAGGGAGGTTTTCTGGTTTAAATTGTCTTAAATAACTGGTGTATGGCTCTTGGCTAAATAGTATACAAACTCTATTCATTCTTAATAATTTCTCACAACAATCAAACATCTCTTTTGTTGGCAAGGTATTATCCCATTCAACAGAATTGTCATTCCACCCATCAAGAGTTAATCCTTTCACATTACCATATGGAGGGTCAGTTAATACCATATCCACTTTTACACCATCATCGATAAGGTCTTGCATAACCTTTAAACAATCTCCTTGAATTAATTTAGCATCACTCATAATATTCTCTCCTCGTAATCCTTAACTAAATCCTCCAACTCATCCACCAAATCAATAAACGCATTATCAAACTCTTCCGTATGGTAATCAAGTGGCAGGTCAAGCATTAACTGACTATGACCCACTCGTAGATTACTCAAACTTAATTTGATATAATTCAAATCCTTACTGCATTTCACTTTATCCTCTTCCTGTACTACTTCCAACATTCTAGTAATCTCCTAAACTTGTCTGTATTGATCGCTTATCCCGTTTACAATAATAGCGTGGTGTAGTCTTGCTTATGCAACCGGTTTTTCGGATGTCGCACATATGACAACACTCCACACCATCACCATCATCATTCAAGCTTACATAATCCTTCCAATCATAACCACGCCTTGGCTCCTGGTAAGGCTTGTACCCCTTATATTCTCTGCTGTTGAAATCATCACTAGTTTCACAAAATATTATCAATCCTCCTTTTTATGAATAAACTCATATATGTTAAGTGAAGTTTTTTCACCTATCCCTCGTACCTTGTTAAAATCCTCAACAGAACAATTAATTAAATCATGTAGCCTTTTAATCTTTAAGGTTTCCTTAATCAGTTTTGCCTTCTTATCACTCACACCCTTAACACTACACAACACACTATCCACCGCGGAAGCAGATTTAACAAGATTCTTAACCTCACTACCATAATACCGGCTTTCACAACATTTCTGAGCCTGAAGTAACATCTCCTGGAAAGCCACACTCTCAGATGCTGCATAGATGACTGGGCAGATGGTCTGCACCCGTCTTATTGCCCCTTCGTATCTGGCATAAGTGGATTTGATATATTTTTGGTAATCATATGTGTATTGCTTTCTCACAATATAGGATTCCCAAGTGTCCAAGATATAATCCTGCAAATCTCCTTCAACAATCAAGTAGCTGTAAGGGTAGGTTACTGTTTGGTTAACACACTCATCAAATAAACGACCATTAGTGATGCTTTTCATCAGGTCATCGATTAGTTTATACTCAAAAACCACTTGGTTATTGAATAAGTAATCCCCGAATTCAAGTTGTCGTATTTCGCAATCGTAACCCTTACCCTGATAATAGTCTTGGGCTCTGCTCTTCCTTGTAGATGTTAAACCATGCGGACCATTCTCACGAGTATCAACAATTATCTTCATAATTTATTCACCACTTCTTTAATCAATTCGAATTCCTTACGCCTGTACAATTTAAGCTCATACCGTAAATCATCCAATTCTTCAGCTACTTCATCCCTTGGTGGATAATTGGCAACATCACTAACCTTTGTTATTGGATCGCCGAAGATGTTTCTTTGTTTTTCGTATAATCCGTTGTCGATGAATCGTTGTATTTTGTCGATTGTGTTTAGGTCTGTTTCTGCCATGTTTATCAACTTGAGTAGGTCTCGTATGTGGTCTTGTATTTGTTTTAGGCTGGGTGTTAGTCCTATTTTGAGTAGGCAGTTGTTTTCTAGTTTGCAGCCTGTGCATTGGTTTCTTTCATCGTATTCACAAGTTAACATAAGTTGTCTCCTTATATTTTTTTTTGAAATTACAAAATTACAAAATTACATTGCTTATTTTATTGTTTAGAATTACATTATTACAAAATTACAAACAATAAAAAAGGTCGCTCTGTAATATACCAATACCCATTGAAAAAATTTTGTAATTTTATAATAAATCCTATGAATACTCAAAACTACAAAATACTGAGTTCTCCAAGGTTTTGGAATTACAAAGACAAAATGTAATTTCAAATGTAATCTTGTGTTTTTACCTTATCACCTCAAAGTTGCCTTCGCCATCATACTCGTCAAGTTTAGGATACAGGAAATCCAAGAAATCATGATAATTAACAATCATCATCCTCTTAGTTTTACCATTAATCAATATTGGCTTGTATTCCCAGCCTAACAATTCGCTAATGGATTGCAAGTTATAGCTGCTGCTAGTAATCTGTTTAAGTTCCTTCTTGATACCGCTACTGCAAACTACATTAATAGTTCCATCACGGCCACGGTGAAGGTCAAGCCAAGGAATCAGCTTCTCATTCAACACACTCCATACTCTATCATTGAAATCATCATTGGTTTTGAAATCCGTGTCAAGGTCTTGTTGGTTTAATGGTCTGCCGGTTTCTTCACTCCATACTTGGACTTTCTGTGTGGCTCGGTTGATTTTCTCTATCAGGAATAATCTGATTTCTTCGATTTCTTCTTCATCTAGATCGTCGAGTGTTTCGGTTTTGTGCCAGTCCAGTATCCAACTTGGCATATCGTGGCCGGTGTCTAGGTATGCTCTTCCTACTAGTAGGTCTGCTGTTTCTTGCCAATCGTTGAGTAATAATTCGGGATTGTTTTTTATTTCGGTTATGAAATAATTTCCGAGTGCTTTGAGTTTGTTTAGTATGCTCCTTTTGGGACTGTTTATTTTGAAGATTTCATCAAATTCTTTCTTGTTATCTGCGGCCTTTTTTTCGTTGTGGCTGAATAGGATGCTGGTGAATCTTCTGAATAATGCATCACCGGAGGGCAGTCCTTGGTTTGCGGTTATTATTCCACAGCTGAAGCTTGGTATTGTCCTGTAGGCTTTGCCTTGGTATCTTCCACGAGCTGTTGTGGATTCTATCGCGGTTTTGAGCATTCCAACGATTGAAGGCTTGTTGAGTGCTCCTTCTGGTTCGCTTACCATTATTGGTTTGGTGAATTGGCTTACTCTGCTTCCGACTCTTGCTACTGTATCAAAGGATGAGCCTCCTAGGTTGTTATCCTCGTTTGGGATATCATAGATGAATAGTATGATTTCGCCAAGGGTGGTCTTACCACTTCCAGCCTTACCATACAAGTATAGCCAAGGCATCCATTTACCACCAATCTGTTTGATACTGTAATCAAATATACTCATTAATCCCCATTTTAAACAGGTGCTTAGTTTGGTTTCATGTCCTTTAAAGAAGGGAGCAAGTAAATCTATGACATTAAGGGCCTCATTTACTTCATCTTGGCTTGGCTCATCTACATCAAGGTGGATGATTTTCAATTCTTCATTGGTTTTATCCCAGTACACTCCAGGATTGTCAATCTCGTTATGCATTTGGGCGAGTTTGTACTTTACACTTATTTGTATCACCGCGGCGAGTGTTCCTTTTAATCGTCTTGGTGTTATTACCCATCCGGCTTCTTCAAGGTATTGTTCGATTTCCTTGATGGTTTTACGATTGGTCTCGAATACTCTGCTACTGGTTTTACTCACCCATCGTATAGTGAATGTCCTGCCAATATCATCGAGCGGACTGTCATGGATTATAACTTCCTGAGGGTAAGCATTAATCACAGTTTCAAGGTTCCTTTCGCCTTTCTTACCATTATCCCATTCATACTGGATTATCTCCAGTTTCTGATTAAGTATGATACTGGTGTTGGTTCCGGTTTTCTCCCTGTAAACCTTTTTAGTACCATACGGAGCCAAAGCCTTTTTCAACCGACGATTGAACATTGTGGTTTCAGCCTCATCATAATTCCTTGATAATAAAAAACTAACACCATCTAATCCAGTATTAGGCTTATCCTCTAAGGAGTAGATATTATTTAGGTATGTGTTTATGTCGGCCCAGTCAAACATGGTTTCAAAATCAGGATTGTTGACAAGGTTTTCACATAATGGCCTTATGATGTCTTCACAGGTTTCTGGATCTACTTCTTGTGTGAACATTTCGCTTATGATTTGTCTGAGTAGTGTGTCTGTGAGTTCTGGTTTGATTTCGGTTAGTGTTTGGGTTAGGCTTTGTATTGTTTTGACTTGTGCTGTCATTGTGGTTTTTCACCTCCCGTATTTGTTTGGGTGATAAAAAAAAGTGGTGGAAGATAGGGGTTTTTATGCTTCTTCCACGTGTTCAAGTAAGTTTTTACAAATGTCCTCATTGAAGTCAGGGTATTGGTTGTCGAATGCCCATATCTTACTGATGCGGGTGAAGTTTTTCTTGTTGAGTTCGTCTCCGCGTCTTTCGAGTTTTTGGATAATCTTCCTAAACCATTCGCCGAGTACCACATTGTCGGTTCCTTTGAGTACGAGTGCTGGGTTATCGGATTTTGGTTTTTCTTCAACTATTTCGGCTTCGATGACTTCGGCTTCTTCAGCTTCTTTTTCTTTTTTCGGTTGTGCCGGAGCCTTCTTCCTACGCCTAACTTGACCTTTTTTCTCATTGTTTATCCCTACCATTTCTTCGGATGGTGTGCCATTCAAGTTTTTGTCAAGGCTTACGAATCCTCTTAACTGGTTGGAAAGGGCCTTCGAACCAGCACGAGTTTGCGCCATGCTAGCCATTTGGAAGTAATCCTTGTTTCTCCAGTTTCTTTCATTGTTCAAGCAGTAAGCTTCGGCTCCACCAATGATTATGCCATCGGATACTCTCACTACTTCAGCTCTTGCTTTGAATCCCTTGGCCTCGAATATCTCGACTGGTTCCGCTTCACCGGTTCTTACGGCTATTCCGAATGCATTGCCTAGTGCGATCCAGTCTTCGAATTCAAGATGGCGTTTCCCGTTTACTATAACGGGTTTCTCCTTGTTGTGTAATACTTCGTGTACTACTGCTAGGGCGTTATGGTTTTCGGTTTTGAGTTTGTTTTCGTCTTTGATTAGGTCGAGGGAGGAGGTTTTTGCCTCCGCCTCTATGATTTCGTTTTTAGTAGTCATATTCTGCCTCCTCTTCTTCGTATTCTACTCTTCTGCTTGGGTCTTTTTCGACTTTGTATACTCTTTTGTCGGCGTAGTTTTCATTGTTAGATGGTATTATCTTCGCAAGGGTTACTCTGATGTAGTCGCCGATGTCTACTTTCCTGTTGTATCTTTGCAGGTCCCTGTGAGATGGTAGTTCTTTTTCGAATCCGCTCTCCAATTCAAGTAGGATACGAGTATTGCCGTAGTTGTCTTCTACAAAATCGATTACGTTTCCTTCTATTTGGTCTCCAACTGTTAGTGGTTCCCAGTATCTGCTTGTTTCGTCTATTCCTGGTGTGATTGTTTCGAATGCCATAGTATCAGTTACTCCTTGATTGCATCATAAATTCTTAATAGTGTTTCATACTCTACTATGAGTGTGTTTAGTTCTCTTTTTTCTTGTACGAGCTGACTGTCAATGTAAGCCTTTCTCATACTCTCATTTGATATTTTTGTTAATCCTTGTGCTTTCCTTTCTTCGTTCACCTTGTCCCAATTGGTTTCAAGCAATAGGGTGTTTTTGTCGATGTCGACTTTCTGTCGGTAGACGTCCAGGTTTTTCTTTGCTCCTTCTAGTTCTTTGATTAGCATCATGTTGACGTCGATGCCTTTTTGTCTCCATAGTCCGATGCAGTTGTAAACGGTGTCGGTGTATCGTAATGGTTTCATTTCTTGGGTTTCTTCTTGTTTAGTTGCCATTCTTGGTCCTCCATATGTTGAATTGTTCGAGTTTGGTTTGTTCATTGGGCAGGTCGAATACGAGTACTTTGCAATCGCCTGCCTTTGTGAATGTTGTGTAGAAACCATTTTTTTGGAAGGATTTCATATCCTCCAATGCAATGGCTTCGAGTAATTCGTCTGCTAACTCTCCAATACTAGTCATCATGCTCCTCCAAAGTATTGATGATTAAGGTATACTCTGGTTTATTATGCAGTTCTGACCAGTATTGCTTGATGCTGATGGTTTGTACTTTCTTGGCTCCGAAGACCCCTATTTTGTTTATTTCTTTCAGGACTCCGTGCCAGTCTGTAATGATTTTTTCTTCTTTCTTAATAACTCTCATAAACTAAATCCTCCTATAAAAAAGCCAAAGGTGTGCTATAATATTCCGGTGGCTTGATAAGGAAGCAAAGTGCTACAAGTCCCAGAAATGCAAGAACAAGGAGTGTTACAAAACCAACCAGGACAAGTGTCCTGTGGATATCAGTTTGTACACGGTCTAGTCTTGCCTTGCCAGTATAACACATATAACAATATGCAAGGAAGTTCTGCAATCCATTAATCATAGTTTCACCTCTTCACCAAGCAGGCTGCTTATATGAGCCTCCAAATAAGCCTCATCATTCAAGTAACAATCCACAATGTAATCCTCTTCATCTTTTGGATCGTACCATGGGATTTCATCAGGAGCCTCGACAGTATGGATTGCTCCAAGTTCAAGGTAATCCTCAAAATCCATCATGGCACACTCCGGTAATGTAACCTTTATGGTTTCTAAATTCAACTTCAACAGTCCTTCCAGGTACTAACTGGCTCTTGGGTACGCCTCTTCCGAGGAAGACCTTATAATGTTTGCCATGGGCATTTTGTACCCATAAGCCATGGTTAAATGAAAAAAAAGTTTGCTTAACCATTGTTTTCACCTTCTTTGGCAAATTTCAGTATTCTTTCTTCGAGCTTTAATGCTCGTATTATGTTTTCTCCAGTTGTCAAATCACCATTCGGCAATAAGACAATTGTGTTTTCTTCGATTTTCATAGTTACCAAAATTCCTATTGTGCAAAAATTTTTAAGTCAAGAATTTAAGTCTTGCTTGATTTAATGTTGGTCTTCATACTATATAAAAGTTGCGACTTTTTGTTTAATTTAATGGCAACATTTATTATAGATAAAAAGTATAATTATATATAACGAAAAATATAACAAGAGGTATGATAATCTTGAAACAGCATAGTAAAATCAATAAGGCAAACACCACCAGTAATAGCCTCCGAACTGGCATTCCGAAGGCAATAGGTGATGTTTTAGAAGTTGAACCAAATGATGAGTTGACTTGGACTGTCAATGTCATCGACGATGAGAAGGTGATAACAGTAAAAAAGAGAGAAAATAGCGACGATTAAAATCTTAATGTAGCGACATCTTTATAAGTAATCATGGACAAAAATAAGTTCATGGTTGCTGAAGATAAACAATGCTATAAAAAGTAAAAGGTTTTCATAGTTCAAAAATAAATAAATAAATCCTATTTGTGCAAAAAAATTATAAGTTATTATTTTAACTAATGTGAACTCTCTTTTTTTTTATCGTATTATTCTCTATTCTACTACTTGCTTTGGCAGCCATACCCCTTTTTTTTATAATTCATAACCCAAATCCAATAATATCCGTCTCACCTCCTCACGTGCAGCCTCTTTAATATTGGCTTCTAATTTCTCATACTTCTTTTTTAATTCATAATACTCTTCATTTTCAACTTGCTTAACCTCCTCCAATATCAAGAGTTGGTTTATATTCCGAGCATACTTCCTTTTCAAATCATCAGGATTATTCAGGAAATAAGATTGCCTCGTCTTCTCCTTACTCCGCCCCTGCAAAGCATCAATTTCATCAAGAGTCAAAGCATTCTCGCCTTGTGATAATTGACTCGCATGATACTTCCTGAGCATATGACTACGGAACCGATGATACTTCCCAACACTACCCAGGTCGAGCTTCCTATTAATCTGACTGAATTTCTTCCCAAGGTAGGAGTAATCATAATCGAATAATCTGCTTGTACTGGTTAAACAATCCTCTTTATTTTCAAGATAGTATATGATTGCTCTTGTGGATTCGGGGCTGCTGAAAGTATAATAATCCTTGTTGGTTTTCTGTCGGTGTATCCTCCAAGTTGGAATTATATCCGTGTTTGGATCTAACTCCTTCAATACTTCATGAATCTCTTCCTTGTTGTGGTATTCGCTTGTCGCTTGGATGAAGTCTTGTATTGTTAGGTTTAGTGTTTCGGTTCTGCCTGTTCCGCTGCTGGTCATGAAGAGGATTAGTGCTTTCATTTTGGGGTCGGTTAGGTTTACGGCTCTTCGGATTATTTCCTTGTCTGGTAGGTCTGTGTAATTGACATTGGGTTTTGTTTTGTTCCGTGTGCTTACCTGTGGGAGTGGTTGTAATTCTATCTCGTAGTGTCGGTAGATTGCGAGTATTTTCTGCAAGTATACTCTGATTGTTCCTTCGTACTCGTACTCGTCTATTAGGCTTGCTCTGTACCCTATGAGGCGTTTTCGGATTTTTCGCCGTTTCCATCTTATGCCGTCTTCTTCTTCTTGCTCTGCCTCTTCCAGTAATTGGGCCATGCTTTTGCCACAGTAGGTTGTGTATTTGTTGATTGCCGAATGGTAATTGTTGATCGTGTTCTGGGTGAGGTTTTTTGCTTTTGCTATTCTTGTTAGTAGTTCCTTGTCTTCCTTGTACATTTTTTTGTGTCCCTTTGTATAGTTTTGTGGTTTTGTGTTTTTTAAAGTAAAGTGAGAGCTTTTGATAAGTAATATTCTTTTTTGGGTGGAAATTGTGTAGGGTTTTCGATAAGAACTGTGGGTTGTTTCTGCCTACTTTTTCACCTAGTTTTACTATTTTGGTATGGCTTAGGTTATGTGTTTGTTTTTTAAGTTATAAAAAATAGTAGAATGTAATACAAATAGGGGATAAAAGTAATAAAAAAAGGATAAAAAAAGGATAAAAAAAAGTTTTATGGTTTTAGCATCCAGCATCCTCATCGTCTTGTTCGACTGGTGGCACTGGCTCGATGTACTCCTCGTTCAAGATGATTGGTTGTCTGATTTCACCGACCTGTGCAGGCTCCTCAATGCTTGGAGCATTATCAAGGAAAGCCAATGTATTCGGATACTTCGCATCAACATAAGCAATAATCAATCCCACAATTGCAAGGATTATGCTTATTACTTGGTCTTGGGTTTGTGTGTCTGCTATGATGTAGGGCAAGACGGTCAGAAGTATCATTTTCACGATTGTACTAATATTTCCAGTATGGTTTGACATAAAAATTTTCACCTCTTATTGTACATAGTTTCCATTCTCATCCGTAAAGACAACCTCATCCTTATTTATGATATTGTCCTTATGCTTTTTCTGATTTACTCGGCTTTGGTATTCAATCACGAGTTTATGATCGCCCAGGCAATCATATAGTCGGTTGGCTATTTTCTGGTTTAAGATTATTTTTTGTATTGTCATAAGCATCATTATTTTTTTGTGATTAGGCATATGCTTGGTTGGTTGGCTGGTGTGTTTGCAATATACTTAGCAAATTCAGTATAACTTCTTTTTTCGATGTAGCCACAGTAGCTTGTGGTTCCGCATTTGTTGCCGAGACTGTTTAAGACATAAACTGTTTTATTATTATGGTCTATTTTATGGATTGTCTCGTAGTGACCATATTTGAGTCGGTATAGGTTGTGTATGATGCAGTCAGTATCCTTTTGGCTTATTAGTTTGCCAAGGGCTTTAAACCTAGCGCTTGTATCTTCGCCGAGGCTACTGAAATTAATCCACCTTGTTTTTAGGTTGCCGTTACTGGCTTTGGCTATGGCTGTATTTATGCCTTGATGGTCGGTACCGCTGGTTGTGGTTCCTGCCCAGCCTGCAAGTTTATTCTCGTTGTATTTGGTTATGCCAAACTTCCGCAATACTTGATGGACTGAATGAACACCACAATAATAACTGGTGCATTGTCCTAGGTTGTTGCAACCGGTATTCAGATAATGTGGACTGCTTGTATAAACTTCTATGTTTGCATTGGTTGATGTAGATGTGCTTTGATTGTTTTTTGTTTTTGTAGTCTCCTTTTTATTTACATCAATGTATGATGATGTAAACAAGCAAGAGTTAGGTAAAGTATTGTTTTGCTTGTAGTAATTTAGTATTTTACAACAAGCATATAGGTAGGTTGTGAAGTCTGCCTTGTTTCTTATGGTTATTACATATGCAGGGACTCTACCATTTTTGTTGCAGTACTCATTGAACCTTGACACCATATCCAAATAGGTTGTTTTACTGCAATTCTCATCTAGTTTGGTACTGAATCCTTGATTGGATTTGTTGATTGTTTCTACTTTGATGTTTTCTGTTTTCAAGTTTGCGATTGTTCTGCTTATCAAGTAGGCAGTTGTGTAAACACTATACTGATTACCCTCAATAGTACAATACTTTGGCAGTTTCTTATTAGTTTCAATAAAATGTTTAACTTCAACCGCTTCATTGATTATGTTTTTTTGTGTTATTCTTGACATAATCCCTTTCCTATAATTTTATTATTATTTTTTTGTCTATCTGTCATTATGGAACATCTGATTATTTCCTATCCCATTCCAAATGAGCATAAATACTAACATTAGACAGACTATTGCCAGTCATACTCTTACGATACAGTTTATTATCAGTGTCCGTGATTACTACTAATACATTTCCCCCGTTGCATAATTCACTGATTGGATACCTTGGTCGGAGTTCATCAGGTAATATTGATACACCATAGGCTGAAAGTGTTGTACTGGCACTTGTTCCAGTAATGCTCACATCAACATTGACACGAGAAGCATTATACCTAACCCTATAGGTATTATCATTAACGTAATACTTCCAAGAGGTAGTGTCTGCAAGGGAACAAACAACACAATCATCCATACCACTTGATACTGTGATGGTATCTGCAACATTCACACTTAAACCAAGTGTAACAGTACCCCTGCTACTTGTAGTAACATTCACACTATCAGTTGCAGTAATGCTAGTGCCATTCACACTAACAAAACTTCCACCAGTACAAGTAACAGTACGGGTCTGACCATTGGCAGGGTCGCCGAACACATCCCGGACCAGTAAGGTTATTGTAACTGTATCACCCACAGCAGGGCTGTAATCACTACTGGTTAACTTGTCGATGTAATAATTATCACCAAGAATTTCACTTATACTTACATTGCTTCTTTCACTCATACATATCATGCCTCATCTATTTCAATATACAATCCTTTATTCTCTACGCCAATACTGCAAGTCATATCCTCATTGCTTGTTTCCACGTACAAACTCTTATTACTCAAGCCGAAGCTTAACGATCCCGTATTCTCGGTCTGCACGTACAATTCTTTTAACCCCGTATCCACGCCGAAGATGAAACCATAAAGGGTATAGCCGAACTGGTAAACAGTCTGCAATACACCATCAATAGTGTCAGTCATCTTCACCAGGATACTCTTATTCAGCATATAATCTTCAAGACTATGCTCACTTATTACATTCCCATAGCACCTTAAACGGGCTGGGCTTATTAGGATTTTCTCAACCATAAATTAATTCACACTCCATCATACTCTTTTTAGAAGAAACCATTAGGATAATTCGGACCCTGATAACTATGAGTCCTGCCAGGAACAGTACCATATTTTGGGTTATTTAAGTGGTTGCCCCAAGGCTTACGATACTTCAACACAGGGTCAACATACCGCCACTTACCCGTGCTAATAGTGGTAATCTTGCCGAGTACATGACCATTACGGCCATTCTTTGTATGCACATACTCCAACCGTAATGTCTCCGTGCAACCCGCGGCATCCATCAAAGTAAACATGAACCTTGTACTGTCACAACAATTCGCTCCTTTCACTTTCATAACATATGTTGGTGAACGCCTGAAATTATCATAATAATCATACCTAAGATTACTCTTTTTACCACACCAAGCAGCAATCTTCTTCGCCGCCGCCAAACCCGTACTATTGCCAACAATATTCTTGGCTAATTGCACAAGGTTCTTATTGATCGTGTAACTAGATGTCCGGTTTTTACTGGATTCGACATTCTTGGCTTTGACGGTTTTTGTTATTGTGTCGTAGTACATTTTCCCTTTTTTAAGGGTGTAGGCATCTGTCTTTGTACATTTGACAGGCTTTTTGTACATTTTAAGCTTCTTTGGGTTGCTTCCGTGGTTTGCTCCAGTGATTGTGCTGAAGTCTGCATCACACTTCTTGCAAAAGATGTGTCCTTCTGCGGAGCCTCCTTCTCTGTTGCCTGTGGCTGGGAATTTTCCCCAGTTGCTGTGCTCGTTGCCAGCCCAGAATATACCCCAATACAATTCCTTACTGCCACAGAATGGACATTTCCTTTTAAACACGGTTTTATAAAATTTGGCACCATATTTGGGTAACTCACCATATGCACTAGGTAGACCAATGGCCATCAAGTATTTACCATCAGGCGATACACCATACTTAGTATAGTATCGTTTTACACCCTTTGTAGACTTACTTGTTTTCTTTGTGGTTTTCTGCTTCAAATCCTTAGGTGTTTTCTTCTTTGTATCAACTGGCTTCGGAGGAGTCTCCACAGTACCAGACACATTAACCTGGACAGTATTTGTGGCTTCTTCGTACTCCTCATCACCACCGAAACTTATAACGAGTTCGTAGTCTCCTGGATTAAATTGCAGGTTCAGCCTTGCGTAACCATTTGCATCGGTCAAACGATTGTAGGTGTGCTTGGTCAAGGTCTTACTGCTGCCATTATCCTTTACCGTGTACAAGGCAAAAGTAACCAGTTTATTCGGTAGGTATTGTGTGCTATAGGTGTCGGTCTCATCATAATCCAAATTCTCCAACCGAACACTATATAATTTTTCATTCGGATATTTAAATGACACATTACTTGCATTGATACTGGTTTCCTTGGTCACTGCTTTAATATTATTCAAGCTATAATTGCTGAGTTCGATGGTGTTTTTGGCTACATCATGAGCCTCCTTATGTGTCTTAACCACCCTAGCCGTGACCAATTCACTATAATCCGGAAGCTTCACATACACCTTATCGTGTAATTCATAATCGTTGAAGCTTCCCTCTTTCCGTAGGTTAGCGACATCTACGGTAATGTTGAATTCCCTAGTGGATTTTTCTTTGAGTTTCATTGCAACATCATTGTAGATTGCTAGGGCTACTTCGTCACTGGTTTCAACGGTTCCCATCTTCGGACGATTCAATAAGAAATCGTCACGGACATCAGGATTGCCATAGACTGTGGTATACTCCATATTAGGAATATTCTCGGTGCTTACGTGCAAATCACCCGCCAGTTTATTATATGGTGCTTTCCAATAAGCAGTGGCTCTCCAATACTCCCATTTGCTATTAGATGCGGTTTGAGTGTCCACATTATCATTTGGGTGATATGGTCTTTGCCAGAAATTACTCTTACTGCTTGCTCCCATTTGTTGCTGTGCCATACTAGTGTCATTTGCTTGTATCTGCACCCTCTCGATTATCATTGGTATTGTTTCGCCCTTAGTGACGCTTAGGTTCTTCCAAGCATTTATGATATTGTTCATATCATTCCTTGTAAGACCATTATTCTCATCAAGGCTTAGGATTGGGCTTATGCTGGTGAATGTTTCGGTCTCATCTGTCTCAAACTGGACATTCTCCAAGTTAAAACCAAAGTCTAGGACTTCTTCGTGCACATGACCTATTTCCCTGTTAATGCAAGTCATATACAATATTAACTTGTTTTCAGTATCATAGATTGTAAAGTAGCAATCATCAGGAATGGTAGTATCCGTAATAGTGTCAGGGTCATCCGCTATACTGATAAAGCTTTTAGGTTGAACACCACACACATCAGTGGCTGCGACGGCGAAGCTTTTACCCTTGATTTCCATACCGAGTGTGCCGTGATTCATTGAAAGGCAGATGCAGACATTAGGGTCTGTTCCATCTAATCCGACGGTCTTGGCATTCCAACTGAGTGGTGTGTCTCCTTCTTTGTAGACTTTGCCATCACTGTTAAGGAGTTCGCCATTAGAGTTAGTGATTCTTAACTCTGTATTGGTTGGATCAATATTCGCTAATACGGTTCCGTCATCAAAGTTTACTATGTCGTCTTCTTCTTCGACGTCTTCGTAGGTGTCGGTTGTTGGGTTTCCATCAGTATCGTAGATTTCGGGGGTTGTGTTGTTTTCGGTTACGAAATCATACTCTATATTCAACTGCCAATTCTTGCTTACATCTATCGGATTCAAGAAATCCAAATACCTATGGATTGTATTGTTTAGTTGGTCTTTTTCATACCTTGTAACGAACACATTACCTGTTTCCTCTTCAATATACCTTAACAATGTCATCAAGTTAATTGTGCCGTTCAGGCTGATATGGTTGTAGGCTTTGTTCATTGCATATTGCACTACTCCAATATTAAACCAGTCTCCAAACCAGTAATGCAAGGCATTATAGTCGATGTTTACGCTTTGTTGTCCATTTGTTACACTCACATCAAAACCATTACTACTTGTTAGTTCGTTCTGTGTAAACAATGGAGCATAATTCAATTCTACAAGGACTTCTTCCAGTTCAGTATGGAAACTATTCTCTTGGTAAACATCGGTTTCTACTGGTGTATTGATGACATACAAGCAATCTGTTAAATTATTGTCGCCACTAATCCAGACCTTGTTGCCGATTCGGAATAGTTGCTTGTCTTCGTGCAAATCTTGGAACTGGTAGGTGAAGTCAAGTGAGCGTAAGCCACCTTGTTCGTGTGTCTCGGTTAAATCACATAATTCTGGGTCGAGGAATCGTAGGAATTCCTCATCACCAGTCATTACAACAATAGTTAATCCCATATTTTACCATCTCTCCGTGAATTCTACCTTTCTGACTGTGCAGCCTGAGGCGTTGAAATTATACTCTCCGTGCAGATTAAACCAATCACTATTAAAGTCTACATACTTGCTTAGGTCGGTTGGTTCTGTATCGTCCTCATTAGTCCGGTGGTAGACTCGTCTTTCTTCGCAATCTATCTCAACAATACCGGTTTGCCAGTCTCCATCGTAGCCGATTGTGAATTTTTGACCGGTAACAGTTTCTTGGAGTGTGATTACATTATCTTGTGCCTTTAAACTGATTACTGGATTAACACTTGCTATTCCCTGCACAAATCCAGTGATATTGGTACTTGTGTTCTGTTTTGAGTATGCAGTACCCGCAGGTATTGTCAGTTTTGCCTTGATAGTGTAAGCCCCTGCACTTGTGCTTATGTCCATTGTGTCGGTCATAATATACTCGAAGTAGACATCAGGATAATGTGAAAACTCGATCGTGTTTGGTATTGGTCGGTTGTATTCGTCTTTTTCATTCACCAGTAACTTTGTTAATTGTCTTAACATATCTGTACTGGTTTGTAGGTCGCATTCGCCGATGCTCATTTCGAGTTCTATGGTTTTTTCTCTGATGTTTTGTCGGTAGGCATCATTGGTGTCGGTTCCATCGATAGACAAGAAGCTTGTGTCGGTGTCTAATCCTTCTGGTATTTTGGCATCTTCTATGAAGGCACCATAATAACTTAAATCCTCACCATTCACCTTTACATTGATTAACTGTTCCTGCAATTGTTCAATATAGAAGCCTATTCTTATATCGCCGAAGTTGAGGTTAGCATCTTCTTCGAGTAGGATATTGTTTGCGAAGATTTGCACCTCCCAGTCATTTAGGTGTGTTAGGTCGGTGGTTTGGAAGCCCCAAAGGTCGCCTAAGCCTCCGAACTTGAACTCGGTCTGTGAGTCCATGGTGTCTTGGTTGTTAAGGATTATGGTTCTTTCGCCTGTTTCACCAGATGGGCTTACGAGTTTTGCGGAGAGTACCATTTCATCGGCTTGTTCTATGGTTCCAGTTACCTCGATTCCACGGATACTATGGGTTTCGTCGGTTCCGTACTCTTCTTCTAATGGGAAATCGTATAAGACTATGGTTTCTGTTGTATCCAAATTAGGTATACTGGTTTCGGCGATGTTCTCATCGAGTAGGTTACTGATTGGTTCTGGGTAGTTGCCAGTTTGTTCTCTTCCCTTGTACACTTGTTTCTCGATAATGCAGATATTATTGAAGGTTATGTTTCCTGGGTCGAACCCTGCACTTTCGGCTTCGGTGTGGTCGCCGGTTATGATAATATACAGGGGGTAGTTTTCGTTGTAGGTGAATTCGCAGTCCACATTATTATAGGTGTTTATGCCGGCGAGGTCTTGGCTCCAGTATTCCGCATTCTCAATAATCTGACTTGTTGTTAAGTTTTCGTAATCGGTGCTATCGGTTATGGTTTCGGTTACTTCGCCTGTATCAGGGTCGGTAGTTTCGGTTATTGTGATATTATCAGTTATTGGGTTGTTGAATACTCCAATCCGATTGTTTTTGTACCAGTTTCTTTTATAAGTATCATTAGTTGTTTGTTTCATATCTGCCTGAGCGATGTAAGGGTAACCAGTGCCTAATCTGTCCTGTTCTTCTTCGGTGGGTTGGAGGAGGATACTGTTAACCACCTCACCAGTTTGTGGGATAACATGGAAAGGATAATCAACATAACCCACTTCATCAGGGGGTAGCAATCTGATGTTTTGTGCCCCGAGAGCAGTGAACCGTATCAGGAGGTTTACACTTTCTTCTTCGCCCCAATCAAACACCCAGAAAAGGCCAGCCCCTGGGTTGTAACGGACATTTGCGGTTGTTTCCCTGTCCGGACGGATAGTGGTGGTTTCAGGGTTGACCCTGAGATGTTGATACCAGTAGCCTCCGGATTGGGAGTAACGCATATCCTCCTTGCGTACTGTGAATTTGAACTCTTCATTGACAGTCTGATAAACGATATCATCAGCCATCTCAATAATCATGTTCCCATCGTCATCAGTACCACTACTTACATCAGTAGTGCCACCAGTCTCGGACTCTTCACTTGTTACTGGTTTTTCACGAATACTAATAGTTTTAGTGGCATTCGCACCATTCAAACTCTCAGACAATGTAAAACTACCAGTGAAAACACCAGACCCAGATGGATAAGTAACACTTGGAATAAACCTTACTGTAACATTACTACTGCCACTACCCGCGACACTCGGCTCCCAACGATAAGTCGTATTATTAACCTTGGTAACCCGTCCAGTTCCCTCATAAGACTCATAAGAGAACCCAACTGGTGTAGTCAAAGTAAGTGTCGGATTATACCGTGTCAAATTCTTATTACTAACACGTAAAGTAACATCAAACGGTTCCCGATTATAACCATCAACCGCATCAACCTTAACCGTATAATCACTTAGGACATACTCGACCTTAATACGAACATAACTAATCCTAAGGTAACCGTTCCATTTGTTCGTATTTGCCGGATAGTTGATGCGGCAACCGAAATTGCCACTATTCAGTTGTGCACGGGTAATCTTACCCTTAACATCAAAGGTTTTAGTATTGGTTTTCATTGATGTAGTCGGTGCAACACCCTTCGCACTAAAACCACTCACACCCAACAATGATATAGTTGGAGCCGGTATATTCACCACACGCTTAGGATACTTACTGGAATAATCACTGCCAGTATTCTTACGATGACGATACTCAACAATGATTTTTGTAGGTTCTGCACCCAATGGCAGATTAAAACCGAACCCAGTACAACTAATCGTACTAGGTCTATTCTTGGTTTCGCTCTTACCCTGAATCAAAATACTTGATATGGCATGACTATTCTCCGCCGCATTACGAATATTACTTAAATAATCGAAGGTTACATAATGACCGCCCGTGGTTTGAGTCACGGTACCTGCATATTTTGTTGTTGAAGCCATACTTTACACTCCTCTCGCTCTATTATTCCTTGCAAGGATACGAGCCTTCGCCCTATTATCCAAACTTTGGAAATCATTATTATTCACCAACACAGATAACACACTCTTATCAGTCAAACTCTCAACTAATGCATTCCTTAAAACATTCTCATCAATACCAACGGGGACATTCCTTAGATCCAGATTAAGATTAACATCATTGGTGGTGTGTATTTCCATCTTCTCAATGCTACTGACTTGTGATGGTGTTAGGTCTTCGCCACCATAAGCACCACCCAATGGGAGGTCCTCACCACCAAAAGCACCACCACTCACAGGAACCTCACTAGCCTTCCTTTTGATTTTACCTACCCAGTCAGCGACTGCATCATAAGCATCTTTAAATGGCTTGGTGAAAGCATTAACCACACCACTAAGGGCACTGGTGATGCTGCCGCCGATACCGGATAACTTGTCACTCACACCACTAACTACCTTGCCGGCTTCGGTCTTTGCATGGCTTACCCATTTTCCACCAGCATTAACTATACTGGTAACTCCTTTTAATAATTGTGTGGTCATCTTGCCAGGTAGTGTTGTTATGCTGGTGATTACTCCGGTTACGATGGCTTGTGCTTTCTGTTTGGCATTATTCACCATCTTACTGAATACGGAGAGCAGGAGGCTTGCTAATCTTGTCAGGATGGTGCTCCAGAAACCAGTAATCGCACCCCATATGAGTATAATGGCTTGTTGGAGGCTTATCTGACCACTAACGAGTGATTGGAAAACGCTTATCACTTGCCAAATCAAACCAATAACGAGTCTGATAGGTGCGGTTATCGCATTCCAAGCAAAACCAATAGCATCAATCAAAGCCCTTACTATATCAAAGTTTCCACCTAGGTTCACACCAAAGAAAGATAATACTGCATCGATTGCTGGTTGAACGGCACTAACCATCGCAGTCCAAGCTTCATTTATTGCAGTTAGGAATGCTTGAACATCAGGATTATTAATAAAAGCCTCCCAAAGCCTGTTAACACCAGCACTTATTGCATCGAGCATTCCGCCGACATCATCCCACCATCCGAATGCTTTGCCGACTTCATATACAATCGCTACAAGGGCGGCAATCGCTGCTACAATAGCAATAATCCACCATAATGCAGCTCCCTCGGCGATTGCTAATCCTCCAAAGGCTGTTGTTGCACCTTCGGCCGCGGCGGCCTCAGAAGTAATACCAAGCGCCGAAGCCACACGGGCGATTGCACCTTTACCTTCCAATGCATTAGTAATGGTTTGTTGGATGTTGAAGCCTTTCATGGTATCAGTCAAGGTTTTTAATCCATTGATTTGTAGTGCGAAGCTTCCGGCACTGCCAATCAATCCAACAAAACTGCCCAATGGACTTAATACTCCGCTTAGGCTTAGGCTTACATCCTCCCAAGCCGCTCCGAGTTGGTCGGTCAAGGTCTTATGTTCGGCTTCTTCATCTGCTAATTGTTGTAATTGTCCTTCGTATTGGCCGGTTATTTCGCTTGCATGGTCGAGGCTTCCTGCTTGCATTCCGAGGGCTTGTTCTAGTTTTCTGGTGTCTCCATCACACTCCTCCAATGCACTGCTTAAACCAGATAATGCGGCTCTTCCACCACCATACTTCTGAGTAGCAGCCGCAATAATCATGCTTGACTGGTCGACATCGAAGCCCAATTCTTTAAATTGGCTGTCATATTTCCTGAGGAATGTGTAGTAGTTCTGCATTCCACCAACGGTATTGCTGTTAGCATAGGCCAATGCATTAAAACTGCTACTTACGTTGTTCATATCTACACCGAGCACGCCTAATTCCTGAGCAAGACTGTTGGTGGTCTGTGCACCCAATCCGAAAGCATCATTAATCCTGTCAATATTAGTCGCGCTTGTGCCAAGGTTCTCGGCACTTACTCCCATCTGGTCCAGACTCTTCACGTACATCATGGCTTCATCATTAGGGAAAGTAGCATTACTGATATTATTAATAAGGCTTACCATCTGAGGCTCGGCTATACCGGTCTGTGTGGCTAATTGTCCGACACTGATCGCCGCGGTATTCATATCTTGAGCCATGCCTTCGGCCTGTGCACCAACTTGGCCAACCTGCTCGCTTAATTGTAGGAGCATACTGCTATTGATGATGTCGAGGTCGCTGCCAAGGTCCTCAACCGCAGCATCAGCACTAGACACACTTGCTTCTAATTCGCCAGCACCAGCCGCGGCCTCATTGAATTGTATGCTTCCAACTTGTGCTCCTGCATCGATTAATCTTTCCACTTCTTCGGTGCTCATCCCTAATTCGGTGGCTAATTCATCGATACTGGAACTGTCGATGTTGCTTACCGCAGTTTGGAAGCCTGTAACGTTTTCCTCCATACTCGTAAAGTCACTGGATACTGTGTCGGCAGTACCGGATAAACTGTCGGCCATGCCAGTGACCGAGTCGGTGACAGATGAGAATACATTGCTGGCATTATCCACGGCTTGTAGTATTATTTCTATTAATTCGCTCATACTCTCATTTATCCTATTTTTTGAATTTCACTCCATTTGCTTCCGCAAGGGCTTTGACTTTTATGTCTAATCCTTTAAGGAACGAGTATTTTTTTGCACTCATTATGTTAAGGAAGGCATTTTGCAAGAGTGTTCCTTCATTCATATTACTCACTAATCTTAAACCGTCGCAATGACTTTGATATAGTACTATGGCTTCATTCGTTTTTGCGAAATTGTTTCACCATAGTCAAGTCATTATCACTTAAACGGCTTACATTGATGACTTCTGTGAATAAGAGTTCAGGTAACCCAACAACCATACCCCTTACTTCATCAGTGGTTACTTTTTCACCATCCACAGATAAAGACAATGCTACTGCCTTGTACATTGCCTCGGCTTGGGCTTCGGTGAATTCGCCAGTATTAATATCCACATCATTCATATTGGTTTGCACAGCCTCTCGTTTGCCGTTTCTCATGTTGACCTTGATTGATAATGGCTTTTTCTCAATCACTTGAAGCTTGCTTAATTCGCCACTAGTCAATGGTCTTAACTTGAACTCTAATTCTTCGCCTTCCCAATCAATACAAACCTCTTGGATATCATCCACTCCAAGAGTTAACTTTTGTATCATATCCTTATTACTCATGCATTAATCACCCATTATAATCGTTAAAAATTGTTTAAAAAAAAAGCACCACACAATAATAATGATGGTGGTGCTAAAAATGGTTCTCTTAGTTGTTTGTTAAAATTATTTTTATTCACTGATTAAAGCTTCCTGATTATTCACAAGCTTAATGTACATATCGGTTTCCACTTCGGTTGTGCCGTCAAGTAAGGTTACGGTGCTACTGCCAAGGCTCTCCAAGGTAAGGGTGGTTTCGATACTGTCGACACTGCTTACATTGTATTCGGTTCTTACAGTACACTTTGGGAAGACAATCTTGCAGGAAAGGTTAGGGTCTTCGCAATGATTAATATTAACCTCTAATGGTATCTGCAAGAGTTTACAACTGGACGGTTGTAAAGCATCGACTTCACCATATTCTGCGTCAAGGATGCTTCTGACTGTTTCACTTGTCAGGCTGGTTGTGATGCTGATACTGTTTTCACGTTTACCGGCAGTAGCACGTTTCTGTGGGTGACGGCTGCCTAATCCGATTGTACTATCCACATTATGGTTATTATTACCCTCAAAACTGAAAGCAGTAGATACTCCATCGACGGCCTTATTATTCAATTTTAAGGACACATCATAGAACATGATGAACAAGTCCTCATTAGTCAATGCATCTGGTTCGGTGAATGACTGGTTAATGGTTGCTTTCTCGGTCTTGTAAATCCAATCAGCACCCACAGTCATAGACTCATCACTTACTTCCAGGGTTAACTTATCTTCAAGCAGTCCGTACACATACTTTGTCAGCATATCATAGGCGGCCATTGCACGGAAACTGGTTAACTCCTTGCCTTCACCACCATAAAACTCGTGGGTATGGTAATCACCAGTACCCGCGGTATATTTGTAATTGTCAAGGAAGCCAAGGAAATACCAAGTCAACTGTTGCAAATCAGCATCAGCACTAGTTGAGCCGGTTGGTTTCATTATCCCTGCTCTGGCACGCTTATTCATCCTTGATGAGCCGCTTTTGGTTACTGGTTCGTCATTGAGTTTGAACTCAACGCTTTCGGCGTGGTTCCAGAAGCTTGGGTCGAAACTTGAAGGAACGACACTGGTATCTCCGTAGGTGGTTTCGACTTCTAATCCAAATCCTCTATTCATATTATCATTATTCTCCTAATTGTTGTTTGCAGCATAATCTCCAATCTATTATATGGTTCACATTCAAGACGGCGGCGACTACTGGCAATCGTTCACTCTTGTTATTGACATCTACGGTTCCGAGGGGGTAGAAGGTTTCGAGTGTGATATTCCTTATTAGTCTTTGTCCTGGCAATTCCTGGTTTTGTATTGTTTGCCAATTCCTTTGCACGCTTAGTATTACCCTTGTAGCAAGGTTCATAGTGGATTCATTGGCATCTTCGAGTTCTGGCTCGTAAACTGCACAATTAAACTGGAAGGGTGTGGTTAATTCCATTGTCCGACTTATATCGGCTTGCCGGTTTGGTCTTGTTTCGTGCTGGTACATCCAGATGAATGGTTCGTCGATGTGCTCTTCTTCAAGGTAAATCTTCTTGAAGGTTTGCACATCATTGAGTAAGCCATCCTCTGTCATTTCGGTTGTGATGCAACCGGCTAGGATATTTTGTAATGTTTCCATTCCGATTACTATGTTAGTCATCCCATCACCTCACTTATTGCCTTTAAGAAATAGCCATCAAGTCTGCCGTTAACATCCGCGAGACTGTCTTCCACAAAATGCCTTCCTTTTATTCCTGGATGATGAACTACCTTGACTGGGTGGTCTGCACCCTCCCAGTACAACGCCTTCTTACTAGTAGGAGTTATTGTGTAAGGCTGGGTTCCATCGTTTACCCATTCGGCATATTCGGCAGGGCTTTTAATAACCGCCTCATCACTACTCAATGAATCAAGGAACCATGACTTTAATAATCCATGGTCTACTGGACTGTTACGCATCAGCACCCTTATCAATTCCTGACTACTATACTCCAAACCCTTCTGCTTAGCCTCTGTCAACTTATCAGGACTTAACCGGGTAGTTAAATCAGATGTGTCGATGTCGATGGTGAAGCTTGCCATCTATTCATCCCTTCCTGTAATTGCGAGCACACCAATACTATCAGGCTCTGTTGAAGAATCTTTAACAAATGGTTTTAGATCGTCTTTCAAGTCATCAGTGAAAATGTCACTGCTTAATCCTTGTATGGTCCAGTCATTGACCTTGATTATTGGGTTGTCTCGTTTCTGGATTGCGAGGGTTACCATGTTGCTGGTTAATCGTAGGCAGATATTGCGGATGGCATCTCTCACATTATCGTCGGTATAGTTCCGATTAGTGTACATGTTAATCAAATCCTGTGATTGATTAATCCAATCGGATACTATGTTGTTTAATCCTGTGGTGTCGTCTTTTTCAAGATTTAAATGCTTTGGTTTTAAACCTGTGAAATTGATTACGTCATCTACACTAATCCACATAAATTTGTCACCATATAATAAAAAATTAAAAAGTAGGAGTGAAGATTCACCCATTTTTATGGTAATTCTCCAGTCCTAATGTATTCGTATAAAAGTTTTCTGTTACGTTTTACCACTATTGGCAACTCATCAAAGGGTAATAATTCCTTCTTTTTCGCCTTAGCAGTTTTCTTGTTTTTTGGTTTCTCATCAGCCATACCCAGAATCCTCCATTAATGGGTTTTTATGAGCGGCCACCCTCAGAAGAGGAGCCGTGTGTTATCCGTACAATCTTTTCTTCTAAGGTTTCAACTCTTTCTTCTAACTCTTTAACTTTCTTCTTAAGTTTCATAGACATGAATATCACCCATAATTATAAAAAGAAAAAAAATAGAAAAATGGTTTTTAGAGTAAGGCTGCTGCTTGTGCTGCGGTCATGTCCGCGACAACGATAGCATCAGTCCATTGGAGACTTGCATCGCATCTGATTCTGTAGTAGTATTCGGTTTTTTCTTCTGCGACAACGCGATGAGGCTCCACGCTAAGGTCACGCCAGACGCCGTACCAAAGGAACTCCGGCACAGTTAATACACAGCCTGCAACTTTACCGTAGGAAGTTCTTCCATCAGCAGCATCCAATACTGGTGCGTATTTTACTGGGATTCCCTTGTATTTTAATTCATCAGCATTCAATAAACTAGAGTCTCCTAATCCGGTTTCACGATCAATGAGGAAGTTTCTGTATGCTTCGTAAACTTCGAATGGTACATAGAAGACAAGGTCTTTCATGAGGTTTGCTTGTCTGTATGCTTCAGGTAATTTGTATAATGCTTGATTGAACAAGTCAACGATGCCTTTGGTGGTTACATCATAGTCGGTTCCTTGTACGATGTGGTTGGTTGCTCCTTTTAACCAGCCATTAGTAACACCGAATAAGCCGGTCTTGGTGGTGTCTCCGTATACTGCTAATGCTTCAAGGTCTACACCTACTGCTTCACCCATCATACTGAGTAAGGTTTGTTCGAATTGGGCTTGTTCGATGTTGTCTTCTTTATCATCATCGAGTAAGGAGGTTTTTGCTTTTAATTTCTTAGCGTTTAACTCTGCTTTACCGAAACCAATTTTTGCTTCAGTCAATTGGTCTTCAGTATTACCGTTAGAATCGTAACCGTTTTGTAATACACGGCCAACGATTTTAGTGCTGGATACTACTTGGGACATACTGTTCATACGGCGGAAACTTGCATCTGCTAACATGGTTTGACTGATAGTAGCAGCACGCATAAATTGAGCAAATTGCTCATCATTCAATAATGCTTTTGCAGTATTCATATCAGTTCTCATACCCTTAAATACTTCTTTTTCTTGTTCGTTTACGATTTGGGATAAAATATGTTCATTCACCATAAATATCATACCTCAAAAATATATGGGTTTATTTTTTACGTGTTCCATCAGGGTTTTTGCCCATGATTTCATAAATATTAACAGGCTTACTCTTCTCAGCAGACAAGTTATCATGCACTGGTTCTGCTTTGGATTCGCCTTTTTCACTTACCGGTTCTTCGGTCTCTACTTCTTCCGCTACTTCCTCAGCGGTTTCCTCTTCAGTTTCTTCTTTCTCTTCTTCTTCCTTGTCCTCATCCTCTTCTTTGGCTTTTAAAGCCTCGACTGGTGTGAGGGCTTGGGTTAAAGTTTGCTTGAAATCTTCCTGCATGGATTTAAGTGCTTCGGGGAAGTCTGCTTTTAATCCTTCAATCTCTGCTTTTAATTCAGAGACCTCAGATTTTAAAGCCTCTACTTCTGCTTCTTCACTCATGCCCATAGCAGACAAGACTTTACTTTTTAATGATTTAACATCTTCTTGGTTTTCCATTATATCACCATTTACTTCACAGAATTTACTATCGTGTAAACATGGACTCTTTACGAGTGACACGGATAGCACTACTGGGTCAGGCACATCCCGTATTAGGCTGTTGCCTGAGCTACTAACATCTTTACAACTGCAAGGCAAAGGAGTATCCGGCTCGCTCTTCAAAGCAGTTAGGTACTCGTCCGCCCGTGACTTAGTGAAGACACTAGCACTATACCCAGTATAACCACCCTCCCGTGCTATTTGTACTGCCTCGGGGTTGGTTATATGTGAAGTGACAAACCATGACCCCCTCGGATATGATTTCATGGATCCATCAATGAGGTGCATGGTAGTGTCTTCTGTTAGTAAGAATGAGTCGACGGGTTCTCCTATCCGTTCTCCGTTTCTTGTGAGTCCGTGTTCGTGGTCTATGAAGCCATATTTTTCATATGACTTTGCGAATTCACGGATTTGTTCACTGGTTAGTGGTGGCTCCCCGTTTACCCAGTCACAGTCTTTTGCTCCTGGTATCATTACGGGGGCGGTTAAGTGGATTGTGCCGTCGGTTAGTGTTTTTATTGTTTTCATATGCATCATTCCGAAAGCCGATTATGCTCTTTTATTTTTAGGCTTTCTTAGTATACACTCAAAGCAGTTTAAAAAAAAAGGTAGTAAAGAAAAAAAGATTAAACTAAATTGTTACGATAATCAAAAAAAGGATAAAAAAAGGGATAAAAAAAGGGGGGGGATAATGAGAATGAATTTCACAAGCATCATCTAAGGTACGATTATATCGCTCGGAACATCCGCCACAACATCCTCCAAATCATCTACTCTTTTGGTTAATTCTTCAACTTGTTTTCTTAACTCTTTTACTTCTTTGATTAATTCTTCTACTTGTGTCATAAACATATGCTCCTATTTGAATTTTGGTTTGCCATAAATCCCTTCTAAATATTTTGCACGATTAGGGAACTCTTTAACAAATTGATTATGTGTACTCTCATTTAAGTATAACATTCCAGACTCTGCAAAATCCTCCACATAACATTCATTATGTGGTTTTAAAGCAGGATTTTGAGACCCTTTTTTCCAAGTTTTTAACTTAGTTTTGTAATTTTTATTATATTTAACATAGGACCTTCCAGCATAATCTGTAGGAGGTTTATAAGGAATTCTCTCTTTACCATTAGGTGCAATATATTTGTATAATTTATTATCTTCTTGCACAATCTTCTCATACTCTTCAATACTAGATAATTTGAAATATTTACTATTTGCACCATCTTTAGCATGAGTTAATTCGTGATTAAATGTATCTAACTTTTTTCCAACAGTTTGATTGTTATCATATATTGTCAATGTCTTAGTTCTATTATTAAATTCACCATTAACCGACCTCTTGTTAGTTGCTTTGATTTCAATTTTTGCGAGGTTTTCAGAGCTTAATTTTGCATCTGATGGAAGGTTATTTAAATGGTCTTGTAAAATTTCAAATGTTAAATTAGTTTCGTGGTCAACTGTTATTTGTGTTCCATTTTCTAGGGTATATGTATTAAATGTTGAACCCTCTTCAACAGCGTAAGTATTAACCCAATTTTCTTCTTCTATTGGTTTGTTCATTTCATCAATGATTTGTTGAGTGTCTTGGGTTTCCGCTTCTCGTTGGTCTTGTGGTGTTGTTACAGCTCCGATTATTCCTTGGTAACCACGTGCCAATTCACCATTAGCCACCAACTTCAACTGATTAAGCTTGCTAAGATTATACTCCAACTGAGTCCTAGCCTGTAACCGTTCACGTGGCAGACTGAACTTACTATCAATAACTGCTTGTGCCTCATTAACCGCCTTAGTGTACTGCTCGTATTGGCTTCTTTGGGCTTGTGTAAGATTAGCCTCTAATTGCTCCTGACTTGGTTCGCTTAAACTTTCCGTATTGATTGGTACAAGGTCAGACTCCCTGAAAGGACTGAAACTTGGAGCCATAAAACCATAAGGAATCACGAAAGGTGCATTACTACACCTACAATTAATCCACTCTTCAATAGGACCACTAGTATCCCCAGGAAACGCTAAACCATTAGAGTATTTACCATCAATCGGTATAATCTCACCATCCACCTCGGCATGACTATCACGGGTACGGTCATCATTTGCGGCGATCCATTGAGTATACTCTACACCGTCCTCCTTGTATTGGTCTCTTGTTGCTTGGTTGTGGCTGGTGTTTATCTCAGTCCGTGCTATCCTTCGGGCTTCCCAGTCCGCTAACTGGTCGAACCTTTGGGTAATGTCATTTGCGACCTTGTTTATGCCCTTTCCCTCTCGGTAACCATCACTTATTATCTGGTTGAGTTGGTTGTCTACTCGGTTTAGTGTGTTCTCACTGGCTCGGAATGTTCTGTTGAGTAGGTCTTCTTCCGCCTTGGGTATTGTGCCAAACAAGGAATTCTTATCCTTGTCTATGAATCCCTGAATGCTTAATGTAGTGGCGGCCTTTAAAGCAACCTTATCCTTGTTTGCTCGCTTGGTTAACCGTTTAGCCTCAGCCTTTCCTAACTGGTATTCTCGGAGCTTATACTTCCGTATTATCTCATAGTATTCCTTGTGAGCTTCGTGGATTGGGCTTAACATCAGATTAACCTGGCCTTGGAGTAACTGGTAATCGCTCCAATACTCATCTAATCCTTTTAAGACTTCCTTTTTTAGCTTACGGAAGAAGCGGCCTAATTCCTTTTCAAGCTGGGCTTCGTTATTCTGCCTTCGCTTCAATGCGACCTGGCTTGCCAGCAACTGTTTCTTGGTCCTCTCGGGTAATGTCATCCTTTACCTCTTCATTATCATTCCATAATTGGTCTTCCAAACTGCCGAGTATAGTGTCCACTTCGAGCATTGGATTGTTCTCGGTATTATTCCATACTTGTTCAAGTGGTACATTATTCAAATATCTTGCATTCAGGTAATAATCATCTGGATCTTCAATTGTTAGTCCGAATTTTCCACCGAAGTTATCAATCAATTCCTTAATAGTCATAGCACCCCTTGCAAACAAGAAGTCGGCTAATGCCAAGTCCTTAGTATAATCAATCGGTGCAACATCTTCAATACTGAACTTCCAACTGGTGATTCCTAATTCGGTTCCGATTTGATTAATCAATGACTCCATCTCTGCCTTGATTGGAGCAATAGTACCATATTTGTAACTGCTCATAGTCGCTTCGGAGTTACTGCCGTTTAGGTTACCACTATCAAACACACCGAGACGGCTTGGGTCCATATGGTGAGCATGAATAACCTCATCACGGGTATCCTTACGATACATACGGAAATGTCCTTCCTCAGTCTGCACAGATAAAGGTGTGATGTTCAAGTCAACATTACCCTCTTCACCCTCACTAGGGATAGTTATACATATTGCAGAGTGTGGGTTCTTAATGACTTCCTTAATCTGCTGACCAATCTTATACCTGAGTGTTTGGGTTACATCATATTCAGGGTCATCAGGTTCCAGGTCATAATCCGCAAAATCGCCTGTAACTGTGATTGCGAATTTTGGCATACCATAATTGTCAAAGAATGCATTATTATACTTGACCGCTCCAATATCCCCCTTAATTGAACCAAGGCAACTGACTATTGGTGGTCTGCCATAATAATCCGTGCCAGGAGCATACTCCATACTCCATAACAATTCGTTGGCTTTCTCATGAGGCTCCAATGAATTATATGGGTGGAATTCACCAGTATCTGCATGAACATCACACTTGTTACCATACTCATCATAATTCTTACCATAAATCACGAACCATACTCGCTTGCCAGATGGTGTAGTGTGCAATACCCGTTTAAGGTCGGCGTGTCTTCTTAATGTCTGTGCAGGAATATGCTTCAACCTGATAATATCAGAATCAGACTTATCCTCCCTTATCACTTCCAAAGCACCATAACCGATTGCACGGCGGTCATACACTAACCGTTGCAAATGAGTATTAATACTTGGAGTACAATTATCCAACACACTAATGAAGCGTTCCTTTTCCGCCTCGATTGGTTCGGTACCTTCTATTGGTTTCAATGTGTAACTGATACCGCTGGCATCCATTGCGACCGCTTCCACACAACTCGCATGATAAGTGTACAAGTCTAGTAACTGTACAAGGTCGTATGGGTTGTACTTTGGGTTCAGAATGTTATGTCCCATCTTGTAGGTTTCATCCACTACTTGTTTACTCCCAGTCGCAGGGTCAATATCTGCTTTCAAAGCGTGCTTATCGAGTTCTAACTGGTCGATAACATGGTACTCTTTTTCATTGTCGATTGTCACTATAAAACTATCAGATTTCTTTGTCATAATATATCACGCATTAATCTTTTGTCCTCTTCGGCTCAACCTGGAACCGAATAAACCACCACGCCACATATCAGGGCAATGGTCATCCACCTTCAAAGGCTTATCCTCGCCACGTTGTTGAGCTTTGGTATCCCAACAATAAGTTTGAGCTTGGGTAATACTATTCTTGCAGGATTCATGAATAAAGAACCTTTGATTGTTGAACAGGTCCTGTATCCTTGTTATGTCTTTGAAAGTGTCAGGGGCGTAGGTTCGTACTTTCATCCGTATGTGGGGGTCTTGTTTGCATTGGGCTTTCAGACTTGCAGCATCATGTGGCAAGTAGATAGTGCTTCGTTTACCTAATCCATACTTGTCTTGCAATCGGAGAATATCATTTACACGATCACTATCAGATTGGGCTACTCCTTTCACGGTTGCATCGTAATAGGTTTCCTCTTGCAGGTAGTAAGTGTTGCCCTCTTTTGTATTCTTGACTATCCCCATCACTCCAAAAGTGGTTACTGTGGATACTCCATAGTCACAACAGATATTAATCTCATCGAAGGTTGAAGTTAGATCGTCATGGAAGACATGGATGTTTTCGTCGAAGCTGTCGTAGATTACTCCCTCGGCGATTACCCATTCTCCTAGTATGTTTCGTTTGTAATTGACTTGTGATTTCCGGTTGACTCTTTTGAGTTCCTCTATGTATCTTTGGCTTAGGTGTAGGTTGTCTTCTAGTGTGAAGTGCCAACACTTAACGGTTCCTGAGTCAAGTAATTCTTGATTGGTTATGTAGTCGGTGTAGATGAAATGATAAGGAGATTCTGGGTTCATTGTCCAGAACATTTGTGCTCCATCCACACTGCACCTTGTGATTGCCATCTCAACAGTGGATTTACTTGCACTTATTATTTCATCGGCGTACCATCCGCCTACTGTCATTCCCCGTACTTTCTCGGTTGCTCCTTCGTCACTGAAACCGATTAGCCATATCTTGTTGCCGGCGATTTCAATGTAGTTGTCGAACTTCCGATAGACATATGGTATTCTGCCGTCTATCATGCGGATTAGGTCTCTGACTACATTCCTTTCAATAGTGTCTCTTGTTTTACCACTTATCATAAACTCGTAGTAGTCTGATTTGAGTACGAAGATTAGGAATTTGAATGTTGCTGCGATTGTCTTACCACTACGGACACTTCCATGTGCAATATTGATGAAAGCATCGGAGTCATAGATGAATGACTGTGCTTTGAGGCTGAAGGCTCCAAGGTGCAAGATATTATTGTTGTTGTTTGTGTTTGTCCCATTCGGCTTTGCTTGCATGGAATGCCTCCAGTAAATTATCCACGTTAGAGTATTCTACTTTGGTTTCTGCATCAACATCTGCTTTGACATTATAATTCTTGTCTTTACCAGTTAATTGAAGTAAACTGTTGACTGCATTGTTTCTTCCTTTGGTTGCTGATTCTGCTTGATGTGGTGTGAATTTTCCCATCATCTTTGCGTTTTCAACAGATTCATCCACTTCTTTGAAACCTCTTTTGACACATTCATAAAAATAAGGTAAGTCTTCGGTTAATTGTGCTGCAAGGTTTTCTTCGGCTAATCGGTTGACTTCATTCCTTTTACTTGACCTTCTCGCATCCCAGTTATGCTTTTCATCACATGAAACATTTACTCCTCTACTCCATTCTTTTAGTTGAATGTGTGTAGGTGCACTCCCTTTTTTAATATCATAAGGATGGAAACATATAGGGTGTTTCTCAAGGAACTCCTCATGTTGAGCAGATGTTTGGCAGAAGTCCGGTTGATATTTCTTTTTGTATGCATATTGTAATAATTCAGCATAGTCTTTTAAATTTCCATTAAAGAAAAAGTATGGTTCTAAATAGCATCGTTCCCTTTGTACTTCTCCTTTTTGACATTCGTGTATAGGTTCGTGCCATTCGGTTATTGCCATATTATCACCATTATTATCCTTGTTGTATCTTATTTTTCTCTAATGAATGGGTTATCGTATTATGTTGAAATAAACGTTAATCAAGATGGTTATAATGGTTAATCCGACACCAATGAGGGCTAATAAGCTGCTTATTCGGTTGTGGTTGTCGAGGGTGGTTTGTTTCTGTAATGCGAGTTCGGTTTCGATGGCTTTTAATCTTAATTCGAGGTCGGTGTCCCCTTGCCGTGATTGTATCAATAATTGATTAACATTCTCATTAAGCTTGTCTAGTTTATCTTCCATCTTATCCATCTTAACGTATAATTCATCGATTCTTTTGTCTTTGAAATCCGCACGTGCTTCTAGTTCGGTTATTTTCCGTGATTGGTTTTGTATTTGTTCTTCGTGTAGGCATTCGACTCCACTCATCCTATCCTCCCTATCCTTTTATTTTGGGTTCTGTTATTATACACTCAAAGCAAGTCAAAAAGGATTAGGGTTAGTTTTATTTTCGTAGCCGTAGGCGGTGCAATTCTTTCTGGATCGCCTCATACTCTGACTCATCATTGTCGTGCCTGTGTGGTCCTAGTGTGCCGGTGCCCTTTTTCCTTGCCCAACAGTATACTTTGTTTTTCGTGTACCATCGACTAAAATATACCCGTGATTTGAGTCTGCGGGCTTCCTGACTACATTCTTGTGAACAGTATCTTTGGTTGTTCGTTGTTTTTTTGTATGGTTTTCCGCATAGTTGGCAGTAGTGAGTGGTCATATTAAAAATAGTGTTAAAAGTATTATCTTTTTTTGTAGTTGTAAAAAAAGGGGGAGAGTTTTTGAGGCCCATAAGAAAAAGTGTTTATGGTTGCTGAAGCCCCCAATGGTACTCCCCCTGTTTTTTTACTATATTATGATATAGTTGCATATTTTTATATCGTATGATTCCTTAAACAATGGTTTCTTTTTTTGGAAATATTGTTGGCTTGGTTTGGGTTTGAACCAAAATCCATGCCAGTTAAAATAAATGAAACTTGTTTTTTTTTCACCATTTTTTGGATGATACTAAACCCTGTTGTGTTTCAAATCCTTTGTAGGAGGGACTTAAATGAATACTATATTTTGCACAAATGATTGAAGACTGCTGTTATATTTTGGCTATACTTATAGAAATGGTAAAACTATTTGGTATATACTTTGCTTTGCGACGATTTGACTTTTAATTACTTGGAACTTTGTATTAATGAATTGCATTTGAACTGTTTGGTATAAAAGAAAAAGAAAGGATTATCAGGGAAGAGTTTTAGTATTATTGTTTGTGGGAAGTATCATCCAATCAGGTGAAAATGTTAAGCTCCCCTTGTTTTTGTTATTCCTTTGTTTTCCTCCTATACTATTATTAACCCTAGACGGTTTAAGTTCGGAGCCGTAGTCTTTTGATTTCTCGTTGTATTCGCTCATACTCCGCCTCTTCATCGGTTAACCTGTGTTGTGTTAGGTTGCCTGTTCCAGGACGAAAGGCTGAAGCATCAATGATTTGTTTATTCCTTATCTGATTATATCGTCTCCGTGCATACTCGCATTTCTGCTCACGGTGCCTGTTACGGCTACACTCCTTGCTGCAGTATTTCTGATTGGGATACTGTGGTATGAATGGTGTTCCGCAGTATCCGCATTTCATTCCCGTTCCAGCCTGTTCTCGTATATTTGGATACATATTCTTAAATCGTCAAGGTCGGATTTTATCCTCTTGTCAAGGTTTGGATCGTCTCCTCCTTGTGGTAGTTGTTTGTAGAAGTTGTTGATGAAGTTGGTTAGGTCTGTTATTGTGTCGTTGATTATGTTTAGGCTTCTTTTATGTTTTGGATTCATCTTAATCGCTTCTCCCTGAGTAGTCTTTCTTGTTCAGTTACTAGTTCTTGGCGGAAGTTAAGCAACTCTGTTTTTCTTTCATCAAGGCTTGCTATTCGTTTGTCTATCATTAGTATTGATTGTTGTACTTCCCTTAACATATTCTCTAATTGGTTCGGCATATTTATCAGCTTCTTAATATTTTCCTTATCTTACTGATTGTTCTTTCGTATTCATTCAGTTTTCTGTCTTGTCTGTTAAGCTCATCAATTATCTTGTGGGCTTCCTTGTCGGTTAATCTTGCAAGGTAATTCCCATCTTTTTTGATTAACCTATTGGTTATATCATATTCGTATCTGCCATTCATCATAACTGTCTCCAATATATCCCTTGACTGGTTAAGTATTTAGATAGGTAGCAGGGGCTTATGTTTAATTCTTCGGCGACCTGTTTTAGTTGTTTGCCTTGATCGTGTTGTTCTTTCCAGTAGGTGTCTGGGATTTTTCGTATGTGGTCTTTCTTTGGACTGGAGCGTAGGTTTGGCCATCCATAGGTTCGTCTTGCTTGTTCTACTAGGTCTTTTAGTAGTACGGTTTTTGTTTCTGTCAATTTTACCATCTCAGTTTTTTGTTGGTTTCTTTTTCGAGTTTGTCTGTTGTGTCGTGTACTAGCCATAAGCGTATGTGGTAGTTGCTTATGTGTCTGCATTTGGGGCATTGTACATAATACTTCTTTTTGAATAGGTAATGTAGGAATGCTGATAATTCACTTATGGTTATGGCATTCCCACAGTAGTTGCATTTTAATTGTTGCATTGGTCTCTCTCTTCATCTGTTAACTGGTTCCAATGGCGATAGTCTTTGCATTCCTTGTTTGGTCTGTTTCCGATTATGCAGTACCATTCATTATTATCATAGTAGGTGTGTATGCAATTATCACAATCACTCATCATTACCACCTTTCAAAAGAGTTGTTACTATCCATCAATATTTTCATTTGAAATTCCAATGAGTCTGCAATCTCATACAACTCCTTATCCCTTTCAGTTACGGCTCTTTTTTTCAAAGCAATAATGTGATATAATATATCAGTCATTTTAACCCTTGCACAAGTGTCTTCACTTATAGGTTCTCCATCAAATCGTTTCTCACTCATCTTCAATCACTTCTATTTTGACTTTTTTCATAATAATGCTCAAATCATTATACTTGCAGTCCTCATATGCTCTTTTGACATAATTCTTTGCAAGAGTCTTGTCAAAAAACCAAGCAACAATCCAATTGCCATCTTGTACTGAATAAACACTATCTATTTCACTTATTTTTCTCATCAATCATCACCACTACCTTTTTGCCATCGTATATACTCTATTGCTAAATCTTTACTAACAATGAAAGCATTCAGCCTCTTTATCTTTCCTTGTAACTTTTGGTTCTCTTCTCTTAATTTTTGGTTCTCAATTTCAAAATCAGTTTCGCCAAATAATTGGTCATCACTCATAAATTTAACTCCTCCACAATCCTATTTCTCATTATTATTTTGCCATCAATAGTTTCATCTATTGATTCGCAGATTGCCTCCCAATCCCAACCGCATTTCTTCAAAAGCATAACTTCTCGAAGAGCTTCATAATAATCTGTGAATACTCCGAAAGTCTTCTTTTTCCCATTTGTCACTTTTTTAATAATGTATTTTCCGTCAGCGTATTCTTCTATGAATTTTGTTTTAGATCCCATCAATCTTTCATTCAGGTTCCATCCATGTTTAACATGGTAATCTCTCCAGAATATTGCATCTTCAAGAGTTTCATAAGTTCCAAAGAGGAATATCTTATCTTTTACTCTTTTTTGGATGTAATAATTCCCCGTGTTTTTACGATACCCTATGTATTTTGTATTTGGAACCCCTTTCATCCTAGCATTCCTTCCAGTATCATCTTATATATTTCTTATGAGCATATTTGAGTTGGGACTGGTCCACTATTGCATAAATCTGAGTAGTTTCCAAACTGGCATGCCCTAATAATTGGCTGATTTGTTCTATAGGCATTCCATGATTGACTGCCCATGTGGCCATGGTTCTGCGGAATCTGTGAGCATGAACTTTAGGAACTCCTGAACGTTCACTTAATCCCTTGAACATTGATATAAGACTGCTGTTACTTTGAAGAGGTTTCCCTCCTATGAGGGCTAGGAATAAATGAGGGTCATTATCAGTTCTTGAATCAAGATACATTTGGAGATGAAGTTCGGCTTGTTCTCCGAAATATACTTCTCTTTGTTTTGCACCTTTACCCCATACGATTATGCTCCTGTCATGGAAATCGACATCATCCTTTTTCAATTGGATTAGTTCGGTTATTCTTATTCCAGTACTTAATAATAGTTCAAGCACTGCTCTATCACGCAGGTTAGTGCAAGCTAACCTTAACTGTTCAATCTCATACTCGGTAAATGGTTTCTTAATTGTCTTTGGCTGTTTTACTCTATGGATCTTATTCATAGGGTTTCGGAAGATATATTCCTCTTCAAGTAGCCAAGCAAAGAAGCTGCTGAAAATCCTTCGGACATTATCTAATGTGACTTTACTAACAGTTTCTCCATAATTAAGCAGGTATGGTCTTAATTCCTGAGCTCTTACATCGGTAACTGGTTTGTTAAGGGTTTCTAAAAATTTCTCAAGTGTGGATTTGTAATAGACTAAAGTGTTTATGCTTCGGCCTTCCAGTTTTTTAGCATCAATAAAATCATTCAATAATCTTTCATTCTCTCTTTTCGCATCTTCTAAAATAGGTTTTTCTTGGGTTATGATGTCCACTTTTTCTAATTCATGAATCAGAACCTTGTTTAATTCGCTTAATTGTTTCTGATTACAGTATTTGCTCATTTTTTCTGTAACACGATAAATGAGTTCTGCTTTGGATTCGGGAACATCTAATGGTGGAACATATCCCATGTTGTTATTGTAATCTAATAATGTATCATACATACAAACTCCGCCCACCTTAGATTAATGTTGTTTGTACTGTTTCCTTACCTGAAGGATGCAATTCAACTATCTGTTCCTCTTCAATACTCTTATTGAAACCTTCACCAAAGAAATGGAAAGCATCTTCATATGAATGCAACAGTTCTATATGAGGTAAAGGCAACCCATACCCAAGATACTGGTTAACCTTATAGCCACCGAAAAACTCATTGGTAATACTGTTCATATGCAAAACACTACCACGTACACCATGAATATAAAAATTCAAAGCTGCCATCTTAACACTAACACTATCCAAATCCTGACCTATTACTATGGCATTTGGATCATGATTATGCCCTGCAAGTAATAATCTTCCACTTCCACAACAACAATCATTAATCATGCCATCACTTGGCTTTCCCATCATAGTCATCTCAGCCGTAGCTTCGCAAACGTTAGATGGTGTGAAAAACTGACCCATACTTCCAGCCTTGAATTTGGATTGGATTACCGCTTCGTAAAACTCTCCAAGGTAATCATACCAACCTATGGAATCCTCTTTCTCTAGGGTTTCATTAGTGATTAGTATCCATTCCTTGAACATTTCCATGTACTGTTTTTCTCTTCCTTTGAAATCTAATCCTTGGCTTTTAAGAGTGAGAAGATTTATGTCAATGCAATAATCTAAAAACTCACTAAAGAGATTCATAGGGTCATGGGTACGTGCTAGCTTTTCAAAAATCTTTTCAAAATTATTCATGTTAAAAATCTCCTAAACTTGTTTGTATTGATCGCTTATCCCGTTTACAATAATACCTTGGTGTAGCTTTGCTTATGCAACCGGTTTTTCGGATGTCGCACATATGACAACTCACTACTTTATCCTCGGCATCATTCAATCTTACATAATCCTTCCAATCATAGCCCCGTTCTGGCATTGTGTAGGGCTTGTACCCCTTATATTCTCTGCTGTTAAAATCCTCACTACTCTCACAAAATATTATCAAACCTCCACATTATGAAGCCATTCATATAGATTAGTTGCAGTCTTATGCCCTATTCCTTTCACTTGTTCAAAATCCTTAATGGTAGCCTCAAGCAAATCACTCGGACTCCCTAATCTTAAGGTTTCCTTAATCCTCTCTGCCTTTTTAAGGGACACATTACCAGACCCACACAACATATGGATAATAATATCCGTACCCTTAACAGGTCGTTTAGTTCCACCATAATATTTTGGATGGCTGCACTTGATCGCCTGCAACAGCATCTCATCAAAAGCTTGTGTTTCGCTCATTGAATGTATGATATTGGAGTAGCATCTTAATCTCCTGAGTCCACCATAATATCGTTTGTAGCAGTTGGCTCTCCATGCAGCATAATCCCCGTCCCAGTGATTGTAAATCTTTGGAATGTCGAACATATACTTAATATAATGGTTTATGTCTCCTACGATTATTAGGAAACTGTAAGGGTAGTGTTTGGTTTGGTTTGCCACTTCTTCGAATACTGATTTGTCCCTTATGCTGCTCATCAGGTCTGCGATTGTCTTGTACTCGAAGATGGTTTCATTATTGAATAGGTAGTCCCCGTAGTCTAGTTGTGCTATAATTGCGGGGTAGCCTAGTTCATTGTAATGTTTTTGGGCTCTGTCTTTGCGGGTTCCGAGGGAGTATTTCTCCCCCTGCTCCCGTGCATCAATCAGTATCTCCATCATTTCTTATCTCCAATGTGCTTTACAGTTTCACTATGTATCATCCGTTACTCCTCCTTGTCATTCATCTCATCAATAGAGTTGCTTATCTCCTCAATAGCACCTGCAACATCAGATAATGGGTTAAGTTCGAACCATTCTGCTATTTTTTCAAATGCTTTCACTAATCTTTCACATTGTTCTTCGTTCATGCTGATTACTCTCCTTTTAAGTATTCCAAGTATTCGTTTAGGGCTTCGTCTCCTACTGGTATCCCATTCGCAATTATCTCCTGGTCTATCAAGGGACTTATCCCCTTCGCTTCTCTCAACTCCATCACCAGCCTTTTAGCCGTATAATCCAAATCTTGAGTGTTCTCAAAATCCCATGGATAATAGGTTCCATCAGGCAAACCAGGGAACCCATACAATGTATTATCCTCTTTTATGTGCCAATGGTATCTTGGGTTAATCTCATTGTAACGCTCCTTCATATCACCATACCTGCATCTTTGACAATAAGGTTCAAAAGATTTGCAGTTGGATCTATAGTTATGGTTGGTTACGTGTTTGAGTATGTTTTTGACTTCATTGGTTGGTAATGGTTCTTTGAAGTATTGGTTTAGTTTTTCAGCTTCTTCTTCCATCAAGTCGGTGGGTTCGTGTTTGTTGAACCTTCTTAGATGGTTGAGTGCTTTGAATAGGTTTTGATTTCTGTTTCCTTCATTTGTTTCGTAGATGTATTGTTTTATGCATGGTATTTTGTGTATCATTTTTTGCGGTACCTCTTGGCACTTTTGTCATTTTTTGCGGTACTTCTTGGTACTTTAACCGGTTTTTGCGGTACCTACGTGGTACCTCCTGGCACCTTTAAGGCACTTGTGCGGCACTTCCGAACTCCACGGAGGAAGCTCCAATCGGGTATTGCAAGGCTCTCCATCGTTTTCGGTGTTTTCATGATTGACCATTTCCAGGAGGGGGGTATACGGCACTCCGTACATGAGGGAGAGCTCCCCCACATACTCCTCAATAACGGCACTTTCAAAAAGTATCGGGTTGCTCTTTATAGGCTCCGTTTGGACAAGAGCATACACATTCTTATTGCCTCTTGGCATCTTTCCAATAGGTTCTATGAATCCGTGATTGGTAAGGCTGCCTATGATTTCCCCTACCGGGAGTCCCTTAAGGTTGCTGTTTTTATTGACTTTGGACTTCACGATACTGACATTGAAGATTTCCTTGCATTGTTTAATGTTAGGTATCTCTCCTCTTTCGTATCGTTCAAACTCGCTTGCATAATCTTCTTCGCTAGGCCTATATGGTTCGAACCAGTTAGTCATATGATTGAAAACTTTTATGGAAGACTTGCTCACTCCATGCCCTGGATTGAATAAGTCAGCGATTAACTGGTTATCCGCTCGGGTGCTTATAAGGTAGGTTTTCCCGTCCCGTACTATGCGTTGGCGGTAATCATAATTGAGTAAAGTGACTGTTTTCACGAGTGCCGGGAAAGTGCTTAATCCCCTTTTGTAATACTCGGCTTCTTCAAACCAATCATACAAGCAAGGGTCATAAGGGTTGATGATTTCAACTTCCCTGCTCCTGGCTTCAACATAATTCACATAATCATGAAACATACCAATCTCATCATTAATGATGCGAGCCCTTTCTTCTTTAATCAATCCTTGATTATATTTAAAGAATTTTTGCACTTGCTCGTTTGTAGCTTCAGGGGTCACATCTATCCCACGTGACAGTATCTGGTCATCTAATCCCTCACTATCCACACTGGTTATGCAGGCACTACAATATCCGCGGACTTGGAAGAAGTCAACTTCCCTGCGGCCAGTATCAGGGTTAGCAGTATCGCTTGTTTTCTCAACTTCAACTATGCCCTCTGTGGTTAATTCCTTGTAACGATCCAAAGTGTCGGCCCATTTCTCATAATCTGATTTGCCTCCCATGTCTTTCATTCGCATTATCTTGCCGTCAAGGTAATCGATGCCTTCGGTTTCGGTTTTACGATGTAATGCTGATTCGCTTATACGGCCGTTACGGAAAGCCTCGGGCGGCATTATCTCATGAGCACATTCTTCTATTACGCTTTTACCCTCGCCTGCTTTACCCATACTGAAGAACCATATTGGTTTGATATGGAAGTAAGTGCTCAGGTGGCAGATTACTCCTACGAGTGTGTTTCTGGCTTCGCCTCCGCTCAACCATTCCGCTGCATAATAAAGGAATGTGGTTATGTCGGCTTCCTTTGTTTCTATGAAGTTGCAGAAGTCTCCAGCCCTTGTTTCCAGTTTTTCCAATCTCTCCCGTTGTTCTTTCAAGTCCTGCTCTTGCTGGTTCCTGTTCTTGTTAAGGATGTACTGTTCAAGAGCATTCTCGATGTTTTCCAAGCAAGCCATCAGTTTTTTACTAATATTGGGTCTGCTAACTACTTGGGTGACATCATCCACGGTTATGGTGACATTGCCTTCTAATTCCTTGATTAGTTCTTTCACTAAACTGCTGTTAGTGTTTAGTTGCCCAGGCCTTGTCTTGCTATTATTCCTGTAGATTATCTCGCCATCCTTGATTAGTTTGTACCGGTAATCTGTTTTGCCTTTCTGCTCTACAGATAGGAAGTATTGGAATATTGGAAGTTCCTGTGCTGGTATCTCTGTCAACTTTTTCACCTCCGATTAACATTTATTCTTATAAAAAAAAGAAAAGGGTTTTAGTGGTTAAAGTTGAATTTTAACCACTTTAAAAGTCATGTAACTTGGGAAGTCTTTCCTTGCTGGGACTTCGATCGCTTTGATGGTGCAGACCTTTGCGGAGTCAAGGAATCTGCGGTATTCGTCAAGGTCTGCTTTACCTATACGGTTATGTTTCTTGCTCCAGCCAGGTTCTTCAAGGTCTTTGATACTGGCAAGGAAAGCGTAAAGTTTGCTTTTGTGGTGGATGTTCTTTTGGATGTCTCCATCAGTTTTTAATGTGATCGGGATTTCGAGTCTTTCTTCCATTTCTTCATCCACTAGTGTTAAGGTTACGCGGTGTTGTGGTTTTGGGTTGTCTTCCCATTGTACTGTCTGGACATCTGAGAGTACTGGGAATCCGGTCCATGTTTCACCGTCTTCTAGGTTGGAGAGTGTTACTTTCAGGTAGTCGTACCATTCATCGTTGAAGTCGTTTTCTTCCACCATTTCGCCCTCAAGGCTTGGGAAGAAGGTGGTTTTAGCCTCCTTCTCCTTCTTTCTTGGTTGTTCTACTACTCTCTCAGTGTATTGTTCTAATCCTCTGCTCATTCTTCTGCCTCCATTTCAATAATCTTAGTGTCTTTTTTCAGTTTGTTTCTTGCTCTTTCTACTTTAGCCTCATGTTCTGCTTCTATCACATCAAAATCATCTGGTTTGAATTTAGGCATATCTTCTGCAAATGTGCCTTCAAATCCTGCCATCTTCATAATCCAAGATAATCCCATACGATAAGCCTTACCTAAAGCACGAGTCTGAGCCATACTTGCAATGGCAAACATATCCTTTTGAAAACCTGTCTTATCTGCTTGAGCTTCTGCCCTTGCAATGACAGTTCCGCCCATAATCTCATCATTTTGGATTATAGGGTTTTGGTATAATGTTGCTCTTGCCTTGTAACCTACAATATGCCCATGCTTATTTTTAATCTCATCTATGATTGTAGTAACTGGAACAATACCTAAGAATGTTCCTAGGACTTCCCAGCCTTCAACCATTACATATTCTGCTTCTTTGTTTTTCTTGTTTAATCCTTTAACAGTTAATCCTTGTTCCCTTACTAATGGTGCTAATGTATTTGCCACATTGGTAGCAACACCTACTTTAGCACTCATTGGTATTTCAGGGTTAAGGATTGCATAATCTGGCAAGGTTGCAGGTTGATCGTTCACTTGTTCGACAACTACCATTTCATTAGTGGTTTCTTCTGTTTCGAATGCCATAGTATCAGTTACTCCTTGATTGCATCATAAATTCTTAATAATGTCTCATACTCAACGATTAAAGTGTTTAGTTCTCTTTTTTCTTGTACGAGTTGACTGTCAATGTAAGCCTTCCTCATACTCTCATTGCTTATCTTTGTTAATCCTTGTGCTTTCCTTTCTTCATTGACTTTGTCCCAATTGGTTTCAAGCAATAGGGTGTTTTTGTCAATATCGACTTTCTGTCGGTAGACGTCTAGGTTTTTCTTTGCTCCTTCCAGTTCTTTTATCAGCATCATATTAACATCGATGCCTTTTTGTCTCCATAGTCCGATGCAGTTGTAAACAGTATCGGTGTATCGGAGTGGTGCCATTTCTTGGGTTTCTTCTTTTTTAGTTGCCATTTTTGGTCCTCCATATGTTGAATTGTTCGAGTTTGGTTTGTTCGTTTGGCAGGTCGAATACGAGTACCTTGCAATCGCCTGCCTTTGTGAATGTTGTGTAGAAACCATTTTTTTGGAAGGATTTCATATCCTCCAATGCAATGGCTTCGAGTAGTTCGTCTGCTAACTCTCCAATACTAGTCATCTCTCTCCTCCAAAGTATTGATGATAAGTGTGTACTCTGGTTTATTATGCAGTTCTGACCAGTATTGCTTGATGCTGATAGTTTGTACTTTCTTGGCACCAAACACGCCAATCTTATTGATTTCTTTGAGTACACCATGCCAATCAGTTACTACTTTTTCTTCCTTTTTGATAGTTCTCATAAATATTGTCCCCCTATAAAAAAGCCAGTTCAGTACTGAAATATGAAGGTGGCTGGATAAGGAAGCAGATTGCACATCCAATAATGATTCCCAGTATGAACAGTAAGACAAAACCGACAAGGATTAGCTTGTCATGAATATCATTCTGAGTTTTATCTAGTCTTGCCTTGCCAGTATAACACATATAACAATATGCAAGGAAGTTTTGCAGTCCATTCTTCATAGTTTCACCTCTTCACCAAGCAGGCTGCTTATATGAGCCTCCAAATAAGCCTCATCATT